ATGGCCGAAATACAAAATTGGGACTTGGACGGGACGCTATGCGAAGGTGAGTCATGGACGCCGGAAGACTGTCTCAACGCAAAGCCCATCATTGAAAACATCGAACGGCTTAACCGTCAGTTCATAAATAATTACATAGTCATCCAAACCGCTCGCCGCGATGAGAATATCCCGGCAACGCTTGAATGGTTGCGCCGGAACAACGTCCGATTCCACGCGTTTTCAAATTTCAAATCATATGCCAATAAATTTGTTGACGTTGATGCTGTCAGACCTGACGAATTAAGCTAGAGGCGTTTTCTGCGTTTCTTGCGTTTTTACCTTCCCATCACCGATTCCATACAATCAAGCCGTGGACAGCTTTCACTTTGCCGGAACATCCCTCATGGGAGTCATAGGAGGCGTCGCCGCGTGCGGAGGACCTTCACTACGAGGCCGCGAGCGTAACAGCCCGCGCCGTTTCTTCAAAGCATAGCCGATCACTCGCGCTTGTAGGGGAAAGAACAAACTTAACAATTAAACCCATGAACAACTCTCAACTTTCTTTAGCCAACCGAAAGCAACTCACCGATCTTCTCAAAAGTGGATACGGGGGAACGCTTCGGCAGAAAGCAAAAGATAAATATAGCGAGAAATACAGTCACCTTGAACGTGCCTTTCTCGACACCTATGCAGAGCAAAAAGGTGCAAAGAAGCTACTCGCCCAGATTCTCACGATGGAATCAGAACTACTTTCCCTTCAACAGATATTGAATACGTCAGGGTTTGAAGTTCGCCGTGGGATTCTTGCCTTGGCCGACAATGCGCCTGATTCGCTCAAAGAGGCCATCGAGAGCGACATCGCAAAGTCCATTGGAACTCGCGGGGACATCGACGATAAGTTCGATGCGGCCCAGATCACAATGATGACGATAGGCAGTCTTGAAGAGGCCCAGAAACTTCTCAAGTCACTCATCGTTTAGTAAAAAACTAACCCTTTCCCCTACAGCGTAAACCGAAAAATCCCCTACCGCAAGGTAGGGGTGAGCAGCGAATGAATTTCATCGCTGCTCAAATGATCTGGTTGTTTCCCGTCTGAAAGTGTCACTGCTCGAACGTATTGCTGCTTTACGAGTCTCCTAGCAATGACATCCGTTGCTTCCCGACCGGCATTGTCTCCGTCAAGCATTAAGATCACGCTTTCAAATCGTTCAAGCAGATTCGCTTGAGTGTCCGAAAGCGTCGAACCCATCAACCCGACGCAAGGGAACCCGGCTTCATGGACCCGGAAGCATCCAAAAAAACCTTCCACAACGACCGCATACGAGCTTTTGACCCGATGCAGGTTAAAGAGTTCAAGCGTCTTCAGGAATCCAGGCGGGAAGTGATACCGCTCATCAGCCTGGGGATCGAGCGACCGCCCGACATAGGCGACGAGGAACCCCGCCGCGTTATGGACTGGAATGACGATTCGGCACGGGTCTTTGATGACGGACGACCGGCCCGGAAAGAAACCGACGCCAAATTCCTCAGCAGTCGTGATGCGAACACCCCGACTCCGAAGGTACTCATGCGTAGGATCAATGTCTTTCAATCCTGTGAATGGGAGAGGCTTGTTTTCTTTCGGGAGTTCGGTAGAATCAGGAGGAATTACAACAGCAGCGCTCTCTTTTGGTTTTGTCCCTTCGGAGGCCGCTGCTTTTTTGTTTCCGTTCAATCCATACCAGTCAGCCAGTTTTTGCGCCGCTTGAAGGCTTGAACACTTTTCCATGACCTCGACGAAGTTGATAACATCGCCGCCCTTTTTGTTCCCTTTGTTCTGCCGGCACGAGTCCGAATGACAGAGCCAGAAGTTGCCGGGAACATTCACGGCGAACGATGTGCTTTCTCTCGATTCATGAGTTGGGAGGGGACACTTGCCATACTGCCAAGCTCCCCGCCCTTTCAAACGAACCCCATAACGTCCAAGAACTTCGGACATGCTTACTTCCTTGATCTGCTCGAAGTCCAAAGACATTTAGCGCCTCTTTTTCTTGTCGTCCAAAAGCGGCGGCGGTTCTTCTTTCTCTTTGCGCGGGCAAAGAACAAAATTGACGCCGGGAAAAGTAGCGATGCGGAGCGTAATCATTCCGTCCTCGCCCTGCCACCCTTCGCCAATCGTGTACCAGTGCGTTCGCTCTTCGCCTTGCGCTTCGTAATTCCGTGGAACTGTCACATTGAAGTCAGGCTTGCGCCCGTTTCCATTTGCCATATTTGCTGTCCTTTCAAGCCAGCTTCATTCAGCATAGGAAACGCACAGATTTTCGCAAGGACTGAGTATTTATTTCAGGAGTCTAGTTATGAATTGAATAAGCAGAGTACTGCCCGCGCCGATCAGACTTCCGATAGCCATTTTTATCATATCGTCCCGGTTTCTCTTCCAGAACGACGACTTGGCTGTCTTCGACTCAAGCGAAATGTATCTGAAGAAACCAGTTTTTGCGGAGTTATTAATAAGGAATATCCCACCAGTGGCTATCGCCGCAAAGACAAAATATCTAATATCGTCTTTAGGCATTGGATGGTATTTATTAAGAATATAAGCGCCAATGAAGCATCCGGCACTACACACCAACGCCACAGGAGTATTGATGATCCGCATTATAAACCGCGCCCGTTGCATGATGAGGTCCGTCGCTCTACCGAAAAGTAAAGTGCCTTTGTCCATTTCTTCTGGCGTAAGTTCTCCTCCCTCTGAAACACTGCGAAGAACTGATCCTCTGCTATCCATCATAATCAGGTCAATGTTGGGCTTTTTACCTGATATTTCTATATTGCGAACCTTTGCTCCCACGTGATTCCTCAGATCATCCAGTGAATCATAAACAAAGTCAGCATTTGATATTGTGACGCCTTCACAATTTGCCTGAAACATCGACAGAATCTCGTCGAGGTCTTCTCGATAGAGCTTGACCGACGGAATCGGCTGCATTTTGGCATGGCGTTTTGGCTTCATCGCTTCCAGCATTATAGCCAAACCAAAACGCACACCCCCTTAACTAAGAAAATACCGGGCATCCCGAACGCTCGGAGTTATCCACAGGCACACTTGACGTTATCTGACAGTAAGTTAATGTTGAGGTATGGAACTCGTACCGAAGTTATGCGCGAAGTGCAAAGCGAAGGTTCGCCGAGCACAAGCCAAATATATGAGGAAATATCGCCGGGGTAAAAAGGTCGAAAAACAAAAGCAATAAATCCATGAAACAAAAGGCAGTTTGGGTGAAGTGCGGCGGAATGAACTTCGATTCCTTCGAGCACTCTATGAGAGATTACTGCTGGAATTGTGCGCCATTTTGGGAGGACATTCCGACATGTCCCAATGAGGGCAAACGACTCTCGCAGAAGGGATTTTGTAAGCAATGCCGACACTTCTTTGATCTTGCAAAAGAAGAAGCTAAACAAGTAGTCCATGCTTAACGAATCTCTTTTATGGCGCCGGACGATCAGCCCGACCGGAAGAGTCCAAAAGCACCCGAAGCCACTCCGCATCATCATTGAAACAATCGGATTCGCAGCAGCCCTCATCATCCTCTATATCGCCTTCCATTAATCCTTGTGCGGCTCCGGCCCGTCAGCCCGGAACAAAGTAACCCGTATATTCACAGTGGAGTCTCCAGCAATAAAGGTTTCCCGTACAGGTTCCCTTTTTAATTGCGCTCCAATGGAGGTTCCACGGTGAATCAAACAAACTAATCAAAAACCAAAATGTATATCTCAATAACCGTGCATCTCGGAGACGACGACTTCTCGGAAGTTTACGAAAAGGCGACGCCACTTCATTCATTGAAGCCGATGCGGAACTCGTAAGAATCGGACGGCATTACATCAAGGATGTTCAGGACGGAAAGATCAATGAGCCGGACAAATCAGCCGCAGACTTTGAAAAGGGCGCAGATGAAGAAAACTAAAACCATGAACAGAGAAATAAAATTCAGGGCGTGGGATAAATCGGAAAAACAGATGCTTTCCGTTGGAGAACTTGGATTTAAGAGGAAATCTGCTTGGGGACATGACGGTTTATCTGGCGCAATAGTAGTTCTTCCAAGTGGCCACGATCAATTCTATGACGATACACGTCTTGAGATAATGCAATTCACCGGCCTCAAGGATAAGAACGGGAAGGAGATTTATGAGGGGGATATTGTGACCTATCTTAGTCGAAGGGGATTGGTTCGCTGGGATGATTCAGGGCAATTTGCTATTGACTGGAATGAAAAAGACTTCAACTGGCGCATTGCGGGCTTTATCCCTCATGATCTCGAAGTCATCGGCAATATCTATGAGAATCCTGAATTGTTGGCCGTGACGATCTAACCGCCGAAGTCGCAATCTTGTATGACCACGGATGGCAGTTTCGATTCATCTTGATCCCCAATGTCAGTACCCCAAACAATACAATCCCCACACACAATCAAAATTGCAGTAATCATCAGTTCCATTCCCTAAGAATAAACCTCAAATTAATACCAAAACAATGAAAATCACCATCACCCGCTCATTCGAGCGAACCCGGCAGATTGCCGACTTCGTTCCCATCAAGGCGTATTGCGAAGCGACGATTGAATACGAACGAGGTGAGCAAAACCAGATATTAAATGTTCCTAACGAGCAAGATAGAGAGTATTCGTTCTTGCTCGACTCCTTCGTACAAGCCGAAGTCGAAAAGACCCTCATCAGTTACCGGCCCGTCTGTATCGTGTGCAGGGGCAAAGGCGACACCGTGATCCTCAACAAGGAAGGCGTATGCGGCCATTGTGTCAAAACAATGCAATTCCAAGCCGCAGAGTTCCGTGCCGATGCGGATAAAAAACGCAACGAAACCAAGCCGCCCGCGACGGGCAAATAAAACGGTCGAAAAAAACCAATAACTAATAATCACATGGACACAAGACAACTCATGGATTCGGCCTGGGTGAAGCCCAACATCAACGTGAAGCAAGGCGACCATCTCCGCATCATGAATGAAGGCAAGATCGTCCCGAAAAAGAAGGGTGAAGACCAGCTCGAATTGACGGTTGCAGTCATCCGAGACGGAGAGACGCTTTACGAAAAGCAGTTCTCACTCAACAAGACGAACCATAAGGCCATTGCAGCGGCCCACGGATTCGATTCTTCAAAGTGGGTGACGAAAGAATTTCGAGTCAACATCGTGAAGAAGCAAGACCCAAGCGGACGGCTTGTCGATTCCGTCGTGCTCTCTCTTCCGAATGTCGATGCAGACGGCAACGTAATGTTCGGAGTGTAAAAACTAATTATCGGCGGGTTCGGGAATCGCCCGGCCCGCAAAAACCAATGAAAAAGAAATCAATCCTCCAAGAAGCAGAAGCGACGGTCAAAGGCCCGCGCCAGGACTCATACGGCCACCCTAACGACACGTACACCATTGCAGCCGGACTCGTAAACGCCCGGTTCACACACAAACTCAAAGAGCCGCTTACCGCCCTCGACATGCTCGAAGTCATGATGTTCGTCAAACACTCTCGAAACCGATTCGGATTCCATCGAGACTCTTGGTTAGACATGGCAGGTTTTGTCGCTTGCGCGGAAATGGTCGAACAAGAAATCAAGCGCCTGAAGAAATGAAAAGAACACCACTCACACCTAAAGAGCTTAAATTCCTTCTCTCCGCAGCCGATTGGCTCAAACCAACCAAACACGCTCATCCCATGATGCAAGTCAAAATGTTGAGCAGACTCGCCGCCCTTGGCCTCATTCGCACAACCACAAAAACCAAACGCACGAAGAAATGAACAGAGAAATCAAATTCAGGGCCTATGTGCCATCATTAAGAAAGTTCTTGATTCTCACGCTTATCAACGACGACGCAGAAGTCTGGTACGAAGGCCAGGAAGGCGACAAAAAGGTAATTGGTTCGGAGTTGCCAAAACATGAAGGATGGAAGCAATTCATCGACCTCAAAGACAAAAACGGAAAGGAGATTTATGATGGAGATATTGTAAAGGCGATATTTGATGAAGCCATCGAAGATATGCCAGAGCAATCAACCCTGCACACTGTCGAATGGGGCATTGAACATAGCTATCCTGCCTTCGACCTTATTCCGCTGAAAGGCGATGACGAACGAGTAAGCGATGAAGTAAATGGTTTCAGTTATTGCCTCGAAAGCGGCATTGACCTAGAAGTCATCGGCAATATCTATGAGAATCCTGAATTACTAAAATGATCCAAGGCACTTCTCGCGCCGCCTGGGACTCCATTCAGCCCAAGCTCGGCGCAAATCAGGAAACCATTCTCACGATCATCCGATCCAATCCCAACGGAATCACCAACGCAGAAATCGCCGCGCTCTTGAACTGGACAATTAATCGAGTGACCCCGCGAGTGAATGAGCTTGTGAAAAAGAAAGTGGTACTCGACGCCGGGAAGCGGACGTGCAAGGCGACTGGCAACACCGCACACGCTTGGAGATCAGCCGCACCGATCCTCCCGCCTGCGTTCAAACCAGTCGAAGCAACAACACAACCACTTTTTACTATTTAGCTTTATGTTGCATCGTTATACGAATCGCAGAAGTACAGTCTTAATGGTTCTGGGCCAAGACTTTTGTCGTAGTAACGGCAAACATGAAATTCATGCGGTTGCCCCTCAATGTCGTTGTATGTTGCCTTTCCAAAAAGATAAAGCCTGAATTCTCCCGATAAAACTGCTGCAACATCATCATCGTGTGCCAAGCTCAACGGATTAGTCGTAAAAAGCGTTGTATGTCCTCCCGGAGCTAAGTCTGAAACTGGACCTTTGAATGTCCCTTGATTTAAGTACGACACCTCAAACGGCATAGTGCTTTTCTGAAATCTAAACTGTAGTGATGTAGACATTTTCCGAGCGGCTGTTCTCCCAAGATTCTCAAGCGTAACCTTAAACTGTATCTGTTTTCCAGTTGCTAAAGGCTCTACCAGTTGCACTTGAGCAGACAATACCGGAAGCGATGATTCATAATTTAGCTTTCGCGCCTGCCGCGACTCCCAAAAACTGAAACCGCTTACTATGATCGCCATTATGCTCAAAAGCAAAGATAGAGTATGCGGACGATCCTGAGTTTTCGCTAACTTATCTTGCTTAGATTTTTTCATGGCATTGACGGCTGTCGTCAGCATTGTACGATTAAAGAAACCACGCTCACAAGAAAGGAATGCCGCCCGCCCCACTCAAGAAACACATCCCACTCCCAAAGCTCCATAAAAAGTTGTGGGACTTGATCTCGCCGCTCATCAGACAGAAGGACGTGAACGACGAAGGCTTTGGAGCCTGTATCACTTGCGACCGGCTCATTCACTGGAAAAAAGGGGACGCTGGACATTTCTTGCCAGGACGACACAGCGCGACCAAATTCGATCCCATGGGAATTTACCTTCAATGCAAGCCTTGCAACGGAACCTTTATGAACAGCGCCCCGCCCGACATCAAAGAACGATACGAGAAGGCAATGATCGAACGCTTAGGAAACGATTTTGTTGAAGAATTTAAGAAGCTCGACCGCCAGCACAAATCATGGGAACGAAAACACCTTGAATTCTTAATCGAAGCGGCAAAGACGGGCCTACCAACATACGAAAAAGTCTATAACCAGCTCCGGCCACGATGAAGCGCCGGCCCGTCACAGAAGAATGCAGAGAGGAAAACCACGAACAATGTGACGGCTCAATTCCGCGAGGATACGATGAAGCTCATGACATTCCCTGTTCTTGCGATTGCCACGCTAATCTATTACCGCCCCGTCCACTTCCACGGCCTCAGATCAATGAGCGCCACTTCTGAATATGGCAAATCAATCACATAATACTCAGGATCGTTCTTCCCGCGCATTCCTTCGAAATACCCCAAGCTCACAAACTTCTCTTCAGATTTCAACACTTTCACGATCTTCAATTCCCGACCCGACGTTAATTTCAGGATCACATCAAGTTTTATCGGCTCTTTTCCCTGGGTCGGAAATTCATCCCTAAAGCCATTCGCTTGCCTCTTGCTAAAATCCTCAAAATACTTCTTATCAAATATGCTCACCATCCCCCCTGTGGATTGACGATTCTCAAGAAGATTGTACGATTAAGTTACACCCACCCATGAGCAGAAAATTCGACCGGAGTCTAAAAATCAATCAGAAGGTCAGAGACATCCTCGAAGAACCTGCCACGTTGCATTATCTCTCGACAAGGCTTTTTCGCCGGAAACCAAAATGGATGCCCCGCCTTATATGGAAAGGCTTTCTTCTCGTCGTCCTGGCCCCAAGCACCAGAAAACGAACACTACCGAAATGACCTTTGAACTCGCAAAACAGCTTTTAATTTGTGGTTATCCCATGACCGTAAGTGCTCCCGGAATGAATGGATGTATGCAACTTCACACGGGACTTTGGTACGCAATTCCAACCCTCTCAGAACTCATCGAAGGTTGCGGAGAAGACTTTAAGTGTCTAAGAAATTTCAGAAGAGAAATATGGGCAGCGCACGGCAGAACAGAAGGCGAACGCCAGTATCAAGAGAGTTGGCCAGGCGGAAACGATTGGGTATCTGAAGCGGTGAGCACATATTCAACCGACGAAGGAACCACTAGCCCAATCAGCGCTAACGCATCCACCCCAGAAGAAGCAGTCGCAAAACTATGGCTTGCTCTGAATAATAAATGAAACACGGACACCAGGGAGAAGGAGGGGGAAAGCCCCCAAAGTATCAAGATTCCCAAGCGTTCGCGGACAAAGTTCTCGAATACTTTGACTCATGCGAGAAGTCACGCTCAATGCCGAACAAAGCCGGCTTGTGCGTCTTTTTAAATATCTCGCGCTCGACGTACAACGAATATAAGAAAAAGTATCCAGACGCCTTAAAAGGGATTGAGGACTATATCGAAAACGCCTGGGTGCAGCGATTAGCCGGAACCACACCGACCGGAGCAATTTTCTACCTCAAGAACGCATTCAGCAACGATTACCGGGACCGCACCGAAACCGATCTAACAACCAAGGGCGAAAAGGTTCAAGGTTTCCAATACATCCCGCCCGATGCAAGTAAAGATCAGGCCGGAGCCTAAACAGCATTTAGCGTGGCAGAAATGGCTTGACGCAATCACGCGCTTTTTGCTTTTCGGTGGCGGCGCAGGAGGGGGAAAATCTTGGTGGACATGCGAAACGGTCCTTTACGACTGTTACGCCTATCCCGGCATCAGGACCTTCATAGCCCGCAAAGAGCTGAAGCGCCTCATGCAATCCACCTTCGTTACCTGGAACAAGGTTTGCGCTTACCACCATATTCCGAAGGAAGACTGGACGCTTGACGGAAAATATAACGTCATTCGATTCAAAAACGGCTCGACGGTAGACCTCTTGGATATTGATTTTATGCCGTCCGATCCGCTCTATGAGCGCCTGGGTTCCCTTGAATACACAAACGGCCACATCGAGGAAGGCGGCGAGATTCAGTTCCTTGCCTTCGATGTTTTAAAAACCCGCGTCGGACGGCATCGAAACGAAGAGTTTGGCTTGCTCCCGAAGATCGCCATTACGGGAAACCCCTCAAAGAATTTCCTCTACACGCTGTTTTACAAGCCGTGGAAGGCGAATGAGCTTCCCCCGCAATACGCCTTCATCCAATCGCTCTACGGCGATAACTCGCACACAAGGGAGATTTACGGCGCACAGCTCGACGAGATCACCGACCACGTAACCCGATTACGTCTCAAGGACGGAGTATGGGAATACGACACCCAAGGATTGCTGATTGATTACGACGCGATCACCGACATTTTCTCGAACGTCGCTGAGGTATCACAAGAGAAATACCTGATCGTAGATGCGGCCCGATTCGGCGGCGACCGCATCGTATTCACGCTTTGGAAAGGCTTACACCGCTACAAGGGAATCATCAAGACCATGCAGGGAACCGACAAGACAGAGGACGATATAAGAAATTTCTCTATTCAAGAGCAAATCCCTTATTCACATATTCTCGTTGACGAAGACGGCATTGGCGGGGGCATTGTCGATCATCTGAAAGGCATCAAAGGGTTTACTGCCAATCACCGGCCATTCGAAAATCCGACAACCGGAGAGCCGGAGAACTTTGAGAACCTAAAGGCCCAATGCGCCTACAAGCTTGCAGAGTTCATCAACACGCATAAAGTCCAAGTATCTGACACCACAGAAACCGAGCGCGAGGGATTGATCGAGGAACTTGACCAGATCAGAAGCAAAGATGCAGACAGGGACGGAAAACGGAAGATTGTCCCGAAAGACGAGGTGAAAAAGAATATCGGCAGATCACCCGACCATGCCGACTGTTTCGTCATGCGAATGTTCTTTGAGCTTCAAAAGCCGAAGACTATCACTGTTCCTGCGCCCACCACCGGACTCGTCAAGCCGTTTCCGGGGATGGTTATTTAGCACCTTCGCGGTTATTGAGAATTGTCTTGCATGGATACCCAGGATAACGGTCGTCCCGTACAGCTACGGGGCTTCCCGGCACATGCTTATACGCAACTCCAAACGGCGAAACTTTTCGGGATAGTTCACAGTCCGGCCCCTCTGGTTTCTGGGTAATCTTCCACACTAAGAAGACCGTGATCGAAAGAATTACGATAATTAACACTTTCCTTTGCACGTCAGCATTTTATTCAAGTTATCCACAGCTTTACAACATCACCCCATACCGTACACTGAAGTCAAACGGGTCGAACTGTATTTATGGTTCAACCCATCACTATCGACATCATCCAAAAGAATCTTCTCTCCGACCGATTGTTTCGGGAGCGCAGACATCCGCAATGGACGCTTAACTATGAATTGAGCCGCGACACGGTAATCGTCAACCGCCTCACCCAACGGCAAAGCGTCAATGTCCCGTACATGAAGAAGACGTTGAAGACCTACCTCACGCAGACCAACTGGCCCGTCGATAACTATTACGAAAACAAAGGGAACGACAAGCAGTCAGAGCTTTACCTCAATGAGTATTGGAATGATTGCGCCGACCGGCTCCGTCTCGACATCCTCGAAGAAGTAGATCGCAAACAGGAATGGACGTATGGCCGCTCGTTCATGAAATTGAATGTCATCGACGGTTGGTTCCACATGGAAGTCATCGACCCGCAGGATGTCTTGCTCGACCGATACATGAATCCCTGGGACTTGCAATCCGGCCGCAGGATCACCCATGTTGGGATTTACCGTTCACTCTCTGATTGCGAACGGAACCCGTTTTATGACCAAGCCGCAATCGACCGGCTCAAAGTCTTCTTTGCCACGAAGCAAGGACTCGTCATCGCCGGACAGAACAATCTCATCGCCGCAGACAAAGCCAAACGGCTTCTTGATCTTGGAGTTCCCGATGTCCTCATGCCGATCCTCGGCGAAACCTACGTTGAATTGAACGAGCTTCAGGTCAAAGTCTGGGACGAAGAAAAACAGGAAGATGTCGTCATGGTGGTTGTTACCGCGAATGGCAACGAAATCTTGATGCAGAAGCCCTTACGCGAAATTCTTGGAATCAACATGTTCTCCTGGGCGTCTTGGGCTGGAGATGTCGAACGGACGGATTGTTGGAGCGACGGCGGCGCGGATTCAGTGAGACAGTTGAACCTTGTTGCAAACGCCCGATGGAGCCAGAAAGTTGAGAACGGAACCCTCGCGAATTACGGCATGTACTTTTATGACGCGACCGCGAAAGAAAACTGGACGCCCGTAGGCTACGATCCCGCCCCCTTCGGGTTCTATCCCTTGCCAGGAAAACCGAAAGAAGTCTTAGAGCGTGTGGACATTGAAGAGATGAAAGATGTATTCGGCGAAATGGATTGGATTGAGAAAAATATTCAGGGAGTATCGGGAGCTTCGGCCATTGAGAGTGGAGACGACGACCCGAACGGCGGAGGCGCAGCGCAGACCGCGCAAGAGATTCAAATACTCGCCGCCAAAGCCAAGGAACGCGCTCAGAACATTTCCAAATATCACAAACGATACTGGGAGGACATCGGCAATCTGTTTGTTGCGATTGTCATGGCGAACGGGAAAGATATGCAGCCGGTCAAGCTCTACAAGAAATCGGCCAAAGGCAAATACTTCAAAAAGCTCCTCAACCTCAAAGACACCTACTCAGAGGAAGGCTATAAGGTCAAAGTCGGCTCGAAAGCTGACAAGGAGTCAGACAGCCTTGACACGATCCAAAAGATGAAAGTTGCCGTTGCAGAATTCCCGCAAAACGCCCCGCTCCTCAAAATCTACAAACAAAAACTCTTGGATTGGATGGGCCTCACGCCAGAGGAAACGAAAGAAGTAATGAGCTTCGATGACCAGCAAGCGGCCATGATGGCCAATGCAACACCAGGAGGCCCGACAAACCCAGCCTCTAAACCTGCTCCGATGCAAACGCAACGATTACCTCAACCCGCCAATGTTTAACCTTAGCGACATTTTCAAGAAGACCGGAGTAACGGGGATTGACGATTTAAAACCCGCCGAGAGAGCGACGTTCGACCAATGGACGGCGATCCTCACAAAGCCGGAGACGACTATCGACGATTTAAAAAAGCTTCTCCCTAAAGAGCTTGAACGGGCCAACCACGAACTTCAGAGCTTCGACAATTCAGACAAGAAAGACATGTTTTACAAAGCGTACACGAAGCTTTTGGAGGACATCACGAAGATCATCTTGACCCCGGAGAAAGAACGCGAACAACTGAAACTCATGCTTCAGCAAAAGTATGGGCTTGAATAAAAGGTCGCACCATCAATCACCACAATGACCTCAGATCAAATAAACCTCTTAGCTTCGCTCATCGGCGCTACGCTCAGTCTCGACACGAACAACAATTACGTTGTGACGACCCCCACCAGCACGAAGACCGTTTCCCCCGGCGACATCAATGACGCCCTGCTTGCGCTTGCAACCTATATCTCGCAGACGCAATCATCGCTTCAGAGCAGTCCCAGCGCCGCGACGCTTGCCGCGCTCATGTCCACGATCCAATCAATTTAACCCAAAGGTCGCAATTCACATCATTCCAATGGATTCAAAATCAAGAGACCGTTTCGAGGAAATTACGAGCAAGGAAGTCGAAGCCCTTACACCGGGTGACATCGACTTTCTCCGCGCTCGCAGTTCGTATCTCTCATCCGACCAGAGAGAGAAGTACAGAGTAGTCCTCCTTTTAGACTTGGCGCTTCCTGCCCCAAGGTCAAAGAAGTCAGAGTAGTTATCCCCAGGTTGCGCTAAATCGACCGCGACCAAAGAATTAAATTAACCGCCAAACCCCGAAAGGGACGGCAACAACCAACATGTCAGAACTTCCAAACCTCCCAACGGAGACGGAAATCGTGGAGCAGCCCACGGAAACACCTGCGGAGCCGAGCCAGCAGACTCCCCCTATTGATTACGAGAAGAAATTCGCGGAATCAGCAAGGGAAAATCAAATCCTTCGTGAGCGAATAGCCGCAGAGGAAAAAGCTAGGCAGGAATTGACAAAAGAACCAACCGATTCGGAAATCAGGGCAGCATTCCCGGACTGGGACCTGTACGACGATACGCAAAAGAGTTTCGCCCGCCGCACCTTCGGAGCGGAACGAACCGCAGCAAACGCCGCGCGAACAGCGCAAGAATTGAAAGAGGAACGGTCATGGAACACAAGCATTGAGCTTGCTGTATCCTCCGATCCAGCCTTACAAGGCAAAGAACAGGCGTTCAAGCAGTTCGCATCCAAACCGCAGTATAAGAATGTTCCTATGGATGTTCTCGTGGCAGCCTTTCTCCAAAAAAACGGTCAACCGACAGAAACCAAGCCGACGCCAAAACCCGGCCTCGAACACGGCAACGGCGGCCCACGCACTTCCGAAACCCCAAAGACTTTATCAACTGAAAATCTTGCAGCACTCCGGCAATCAGACCCCAGAGCGTACCAGGATTATCTGAAGACTCACACTCTTGAAATAGAAGTCTAGGCAGTCGACGGTTGGGGTTAACCACTACACCCCACTATGCCCTCAGCATACGCAACAAAGTTAGCAGAAGGCTTTTCCAGCAAGGTAATGCAGGAGGTCTACCTTAATTCGATCTTCGATGAAATCTGCAACAGAGATTATGAAGGCGACATTAACGACGTAGGCTCCAAGCTCAACATCTTGAGCTTCGCCAAACTTTCTGAAAAGGTTTACAGCGGCAGCAATCTTTCAGTTGACGACCTCACGGAAGTCAACGGCCAGCTTGTTATCGACCAGCAGAAGTCATTCTACTGGCGCGAGAAGACGTTGGCGAAATGGCAGTCCTACATCAAGGAGCCGCGCCCCGTCATCGTCAAACAGACCGCCTCAGAACGCAGGAAGAACGTCGATAAATTCATTCTCGGCTTCTTCAATCGCGTCGCCGCAGGGAACCGGGTTGGAACCGATTACACGACCGGCACCGTCTCTATCGACGCGTCAGGCAACGTGACCGGCTCCGGCACGACCTTCACCTCTTCGATGGTTGGCAAAGCGTTCACTTGCACCGGCCTCTCGAAGCAGTACCGCATCGCCACGTTCACCAGCACGACCTCAATCGCGATCCAGCTCGACGTATTCGATGACACGGTAACGGCCTACGACGGAGGAGTAATCGCAGGTGGCACTTCGTACACGATTCAGGCAAATACGCCTGTCGCCCTCATCGGCTCGAACATCATGTCGAACCTCTTGTCCCTCAAGCAGAAACTTGACGACCAGGAAGTTCCCGACGAAGACCGCTACCTCGTTGTTCCCCCGATCATCGCCAAATTGATCCCGCAGGGTACAAACATCTCGCTCTCAGTCCCGGCAGCCTTTGACGCTCTCGTCAAGAAAGGCTTCCTCACGGAGCTTGTCGGATTCAAAGTAATCCAGACCCCGCGTGTCCAGGGTGACAACACGAACGGCTGGCACGTCATCGCGTGCAACCGCAACTGGCTCACCTTCGCGGACAAAGTTTTGCAAGTCGGAATGGAAGAAGACCTTATCGGTAACTTCGGAACCGCTTACAAAGATTTGTACGTCTATGGCGCTCACGTCACGGACAACCGTTTGAAGTTCGCCGCAGAACTCTTCTGCACAGGATAGTCCTAATCCTCAAGGGCCACTCGCAAGGGTGGCCCACAGGACGTTCAAAGGTCGAAAAACTAACCAACCAATCAAAATGGCACGAACTAAATCAATCAACTTTCCGAACACTGAAGGAGAAATCTCGGCATTGTTCGACAAGCTCCAACGGGCAACCGTACAGACGCTCTTGAACACGGGCGGTCTTGCGATCCACGGCTCGGCTTCAGCCCTCGCAAAGACGGTGAACACCGTCTACTTCATGATCGACGGCGCAGTCTTCTCGAAAGCCGCCGCAGACATGGCCGCGCTTTCCGGCACAGTCGTCAATGCGACGTTTAACGTCTTCGTATTCGGCGTAAACTCTGCCGGTACCCTCACAACCACGATGGGAACTGCTGGCGCTACGATCGGCGCAGTCGTTTTCCCCGCTCTCGCGGATGGAGTCATCCCCATCGGATTCGTCATCATCAACCCGACCGGCACAGGCAACTTCGTAGGCGGCACCACCGCTCTCGATGATGCAACCGTCGTTCCGAACGCCGTTTACGTGAACACTGTCGGCGAATTCTTTCCGCAGTTTTCGACTCTCTAACTGTTTGGCTTGTGGCCCGGCAATTTCCGGGCCACTGGCCAGACCTCATCACAATGAAAAAGAAATCAAAACGGATGAAGCCCAAAGGCGCAGAAGGCAAAGCGGTAGTTAAGCGCCTTGGCCGCACCTACAAAACGGGGGGCTTCAACGCCATCGAAAACGAAGCGGCAGAAAAATACGGATCAAAAGCCGCAGGACAGAAAGTCGCCGGAGCAGTCTATTGGAACAAAGTAAAAAAACGACTCTACGGCAAATAAAGGCCGAACAATCAAAACAAACACAGTGAACATCAACACAAAACCACCGCGCCAATATTCACCCATTGGACGGACAATCAAAAAATTCCTGCATACCAAGATAGGAGCTTTCATCGGCTTCCATCTTGGCATTTCAGGATTCAACCGAATCGAAAACAGAATCTCACGATTCCAGCGGTTCTACAACGACGGTGATCCGATCAATCGAGGAGAATTCATTCAGCAGATTGAACAAGGAGACGGCTCCATTCGTCTTGGCGTCTATGTCGCTGACAAACTTCGCTACTCGTATAACTCACGCGTTGACGCAGGAGCAGCCCTTTGCGCGTCCCTCATTTCAGGAACCACGCTCGGCGGCATCTCATCCCCGGCAACCGCAAAGTACATCGCCGTCTCTCCGAACACCCTGACCGCAGCCCACGGAGACACGACCCTTTCCGGTGAACTCTCGACAAACGGATTTACCCGCGCTCTTGCCACCGCAGGAACCTACACGGCCCCTGCTTCGCTTGACGGCGCAGCAAGCTATGTCCTCACGAAAACCTTCACCGCGACGGGAGCGCAGACCGTCGCCTCAGCCGCGATCTTCGACGCCGCTTCAACCGGCAACATGTTCGTTGAAGGAAACTTCGCATCCTCAGCGACTCTCGCCACTAACGACACCCTTCAAGTCAACTGGACGATTAACCTTTAGCACTTCATGGCATCCATCGCGTTCGACTCCGAAACTGAACACTTAACCGGCGCAGGAGCGACCTCTTGCACCGTCACGCACACGGCGGGAGGCACCAATCGCATTGCCTTTGCGGGAATCCTCGCCACCGCCGGTGATGTGATTACCGGGGTCACGTATGACGGCGTTGCCATGACACTCATCGACAAAGTAAGTGACACGGTTGAAGAGTGTTATCTGTATTACCTCATCAATCCAAGTACCACGACGAACGCGAATGTAATTGCTTCAGCCAGTTCGGGCGGATTTATCCGAATGCACGTCGCCACTTATACGGGTGCAAAGCAAAGCGGTGTTCCCGACGCTCACACAACCAACAGCGGGTCATCGGTCACGTCGCTTACGACTTCTCTCACTACCGTTGCCTTGAATTGCTGGACAGTAATGGAGGCAATCGCAAAGAACTCGGACGGCAAAGTTCTCACCGCAGATACAGGTTCCACTCTTCGCTCGACTTCCGACAACTCCGCGTTCTTTGACAGTAATGCGGCCTTAGCGGTTGGCAGCAACAGCATGAAAATCGACGCTTCCGGAACCACAACGATTGCCGCTTGCATGGCTTCGTTCGCCCCGGCATCGGTGAGCTTCACAAAAACCTTGGCCGACTCCATCATGAACGCCGCAAGCCGCTCCGCGACCCTTGCCCGAATAGCGGGCTTCATACGAACACCGGCAGATTCAGTCCTCAACGGCGCATCGAGATCGGCAACGGTCTCACGCCTTGTTTCCTACTTTCGCACCCCATCAGATTCAATCCTGAATGGAGCCAGCCGAACCGCGACCCTTGCAAAAGGGTTAGTGCGAAGCCTTTCAGATTCCATCTCAAACGCAGCTTCACGCTTTGCGACCGTCGCAAGAATCATCGGATTCACACGAACACTTTCCGACTCAATCACAAACGCCGCAAGTAGATTAGCCACCGTATCCCGCATCGCTTCATTCTTCCGATCAAACTCTGCTTCCATCTTGAACGGGGCCGGACGGACCGCGACTCTCACTAAAGGACTCGCACGAACGATGACCGACTCATTCATGATCGCGAAGGGACGCCTCATCATCGTCAAAGCTTATGTCAACGGATTATTGATTCAATTCAAAAACAAATTCATCACTCAAGGAACGTCATATTCCTCGAAGTTCAACACCCAAGGGACTGATTACGAACAGAAATACCAATGAACGATAACGACCACGATCTTTTGATACAGATTGCTACGAAACTCGACCGGGCGCTTGTGGATATTAAGGAACTGAAGGACAACACTACCGCCCGCGTTACCGCACTCGAAGAAGAAAAAGTCAACAAGACTGATTTTGATGTTGCCGCGAAAAAGATCGACTCTCTTGAACGTCTTGTTTATATCGGCCTCGGCATCGTTCTCACTCTCAACGTCGCCCTTATCGCTTACGTCACCTATTTTCATAAATGATCCGCGTATTTCCATTCGCAGCAACACAAGGGTTTTCGGATAAAAATATTCCGGGGACTTCTTATTACTCGCAGAATTTCATTCCGTCCCTCTACGGCGCTGCGACGCAATATTCAATCCTCAACAAAAGAACTTCCGTCCAAGTCAGCGGAATGGGGAACATCAAATACTTTGCAAACGCAAATGGCGTCATGTACGCCCAAGATGACGCAGGACAAATACTCAAGGAACAGACCCCCGGAGCTTATGACTTCACGATTGCCCGATCCCCCGGAGGCAACGGAGCGGGACTGCTCGGAGATCAGTTCGGGAATCTTCTCTACGCTCAAAACACCACGCTCGGCTTGTACGACGGCACCACCTGGACGGACAATCTTCAAAACCTTATCGCTGGCCAGCACCCGATGGATACCTTTGAAGACTTGCGGGTCATCGCCAACGTCTCAAGCGTTGCCGTCCTATTCTCCGATGGAACGTGGAACCCCACCGCTTTCAGCATCCCCTCGAAAATGTCCATTGCCGCGCTTCGTTCCGGCCCGACCGGAATATTGATAGGAGCAAACTTCGGCTACCAGGGAGCACTCATTCTTTGGGACGGAAACGCCACACGATCAAAAACAACGTGGAAATGGACGAAAGGCAAGATCATCGCTATCGACAAATTCGGCGAGAACTGGATTGTAAAAACCCAGCGCGAAACGCTTGTCACGAATGGCTACACGATCAAACCTCTTTTCAGCATTCTCAACGATCCCCTCTCTTTCAATGCCTATGAAACGAGTCTCACCCCCCAACAGCTTCTTGTCATTAACGACGACCTCATTTTCCCGATCACAAGCCGATCTTCCGGTCCGCTCAATTACGAATTCGGCAAAATCAAGCCTGGCGTCTATCTCTACTCACTCTCTCGTCATGCGTGGAGCTATCTTCCCCTTCCCACCGGGAATTCAATCAATGTGGACATCAATGCAGTTTTTCCAGACGTAAACAACAACCGCATTTTCCTCAGTTACCGAGATAACAAATTGACGAATAATTACATCGCCGCCATCACGAACACTCCCCCGACTTCCGCCCTTTGGATTTCAGAGGAAATTGGAATTGGCCGACCACACTATCAGCGCACATTTTTCGGGCCGACCGATAAGGTTGCAGAGGCCGTCATCATCAATCTTGGACTTCTCAATTCCATCACCGATCCCGCAACCACCACGTTCAACATTGCGCTCAAACTCTACGACTTCAAGCGCCAGCTTTGGGGCGCACAAGTCACGACCGCGCAGCTTGGAGCCAACAATCAAATCCGCGTGGATGGAACGAACACCGCCTATTCAACCGCCCGCGTTGGAGATGAAGTCACTATCTTGAATGGCCTCAATGCCGGCAGCGTCGCGCACATCACTTCAATCGCCAACGGCGGAACTAATACCGAAACATGGACGCTCGACACTACCTTTGCCAATCCCACCGAGAACAACGTGTATCTCAATGTTCAACCTTTCGTCCTCGTTCAAAAGAAAGTCTTCACGTCTCTTTCTTCCCTCAAGAACATTTACTTCGACGTAAGAAACGACATCAAAGCAAAACAGTTTCTTGCAAAGGTCGTCATCGACAACATCGGAGCGAATCTCGCCCTTGAACTTCAGACTTCTTATTTCGTCTTCGATGACATCGGCTACGACCAGACATGACCCAGGACGATCTCAATAAAGCGATACAAGATGGTTCTGTCACAATGGAGGAGAATACTTCTGACACCCAGACTCCGCAGACAACGGCCCCAGCACACCAAAGCGACTTAGAGGAATTTCGCCCTATTCTCGTTGATCTACAGGCAATCAAACGCAACCTCACCGCAGCCCCGACCACCGTTCCCCAGACATTCGAAGATCAGATTCAATTCGCCGTCATCAACGGACAAACGTATCTCTACTTCTATACAAATAATCAGTGGAACTCTATACCAGTAGGCTCCCGCTTCGATTACGGAACCGGCTCAGATGGAGCCGTCACGATGGATGGAACCAATACATTTGGCTTCGCTTCGCTCTCAGGAAGCACGTACACACTGACTCGCGATGTCTTTGCTACCACGTTCGTTTTGAATTCCGGCATCACGCTCAAACGCGCAGGGTTCAAATTTTATGCCAAGACATCAATCATCATCTCCGGCCATGTTTCAGATGACGGAGGTGACGCTGGCGACGGAGGCCCAGGACAAACCACTTCCACACCCGGCGGACGAGGCACCGGAGGAGTCGCGGGAACTGCTGGTATCGGAGTTCCTACAGGCACCATCAAGGAGCCAGGAAACGGTCTTGCCGGAAGCCCCGGCCTTGGAAATAACGACGGCACACAAAATTCAAAGAACGGCCTCAACGGAGTTAATGAAACGAATTGCTGCTTGCCTAACAACGCCGCGAACGGCGCTCAAAGCGGAAAAGGCGACATCAAGCCCGCCAGTGGCTTCACCGACAATTCAAGCCTTGGCGGAATCGGCGGCACCGCTACCAGGACCACCGCCCTCTCATCTCTTGAGATCGTCAGACTGCTCGTAAACGCTCTTGGCGGAATCGGTTGCAATCCCACGCCCGGTTCAGGAGCCGGAGGTGGATCAGGAGTAGGAATCAACTCAAATGATTCTGACGCAGGAGGGGGAGGTGGAGGCGGGTCAGGCGCACCTGCGGGCATCGGCTGGTTTGCTTCGCCCTCCATCACCATTACCAATACGGGGTCAGTAACTTCCAACGGCGGCAAAGGAGGCAAGGGAGGCGACGGAGGAGCGGCCACCGGAGGCAACGAAAACCACGGAGGCGGCGGGGGAGGAGGAGGTGCACCGGGCAACGGCGGAGTTGAAATCTTTATCACCCCCAACTATGTAAACAACGGAACCGTGACCGTGAACGCCGGAACGCCAGGAGCCGGAGGGCTCGGCAACTCAGGAGGTCAAAACGGCCAGACGGCCCAGTCGGGACAGAATGGCCAAGTTGTGCAGATCGTCCCCTAGACACCACGCACCAACACCTTAAACTTAAATTAATCCTTCCATGCAATTCTCAGCGGCAAAAACAAATCTCTGTAACACGAAGCTCAACATCTCGCTTACCGACGTTGCAGCGGGCAATAACGCGCTCTTCGCACTTCAGGACATCATTGACGCCATCAACTTCGGCCTCAAGAAAGCGTGGGACTATAAGCCGTGGACGTTCACGCAAAAAGCCTATAAGACGACGATCCCGAATCCCTACAACGGATATATCGACTACCCCAATGATTTTGAAGACAAGAGCGTCTACATGATTATGGTGAACGCTGTCTCTTGGCTCGGCCAGGGAAACGGCAAACGCAACTTCCCCGATTATCAAAAATGGTTTTCGGATTACCCGACCGACAACTCGCTCATCTGGTCAGAATTCGACCGCTTCATCTTCTTGAACGCTAACGCCGTTCTTGTTGGACAGGAAGTTGACGTATTCGGAAAACTCCGCGCCCCGACGATGGTGAACGACACCGATCTTCTCCCATTCTCGCCTTCAGTTGACACGAGCCAAAACAGCGGCAACGAAGCCATCATCACCCTTGCTTATTCATATCTTCTTAGCTCAGAAAAAAAGAAGAACCCGACCGGCGCAGTCGAAGAAGAAAAACGGGCATACGCGATTCTCGATAAAGTTTGGGAACCAATGGGCGAACGGAACGCCGAAGACACCCCTCAAAACCGCCCCTTCTTCAACACTGGAGACTTATTCCCACAGCGGCGCAACCGCTTCAACACAAATATCGGTAATTTCCCATAAACATGCCTGACTACTCAGCACCCATTACCACTCCCGCCGCGCCAGTTTCAACAGCCTCACCCGCAAGTCCCGCGCCAAATCTGAACGCTATCCCCGGCGAAAACTTAGACCAATACGAAACGCGTCTTGGCGCGATGGACACGGCCACCGGCGACATTGGCAAGGGAACCGGATTCGGAACTCCCGTCCCCGCCCAGCCCGTCACTGATCTCAACACCGCCCATGATGAAGTAGCAAAGCAGCTTGGATTCAATTCTTACCAGGACGCTCTCGATAAACTCGGCGCTCCCTCCGAAGACACGACCAAGTTTTATAACGATGCCTACACGTCCGCAGGACTCGACACGCTTTCAAACACTATCGCCAGCAAGCAGAGCGACCTAAACACCGCACTTGGCAAAATCAACGACAACCCTTGGCTCGACGAAGCAAACAGAGTGGGACGCTCTCGCAACCTTCAGCTTCTTGCCAATGGGGATATTAAGAATCTTCAGTCTGAATACAACACGAAACTCAAATCTGTTCATGATCTGGTCGCTCAACACTCTAAAGACATCGCCTCAACCGATGCCATCAATAAAGCAAAACTCGCTTTGCTTGAGAGCCAGGCAAAAGCATACGCGGCACAATCGGCCACACAGCAGAAGCAAGCGACCGCAGCCCCCAAAACGATCAAGGGAGCCAATGGCGCAACATTCCAATGGAACGAAAAAACGGGGACATTCGATCAAATTCTCCCAGGCAAAACCGTGAGCACTGATCCCAACACCGTGCTCCCAAAATTCAACAAAGATTTAACGAACCGCACCACTCTCAACAAAGCAGGAACCCGTGAACAGTTTATCCGCCAGCTTCAAACACAATATCCCACCATTAACCCCAATGACATCGCCCGGAAAGTTTATGAAACCTACCCAGACGGTTACGACAAAAAATAATCCATGATCTCGCTCTACGACGGCAATCAATCATCCCCTTCACCTTCGCCGTCTCCCGCACCGATAAGGCTCTATTCTGATTCCCCGTCTCCCCAACCAGCAGCCCCCATCCGCCTCTACAACGACGCCCCTGCTCCGGCTCCAACGATAACTCCCACAATCAAAGGAAGTCCCTATGGCGCATCCACCATTACCGATCCCGCGTCAGGTAAACCGCTTCTCACATATCAAGATCAAGCGAACCAACGGAGCGACCTTCTTTCAGACCGCACCGCTTTACCCTTTGACATCACGAAGCCGCAAAAGATTGACGCAAGCGTTTTAAAAAACGGCAGGATGCCGGAACAAGTAAGCCAAGCAATCAAAGATAGCCTTCCCGCTGGACACTTCGACGAACTCGATCACATCATGCCGATCGAACTCGGCGGCTCAAATAACAAATCAAACCTCCGTCCAGAACCCGGCAAAGATCCAACAAAGCCTTACTCCCCCACTAGCAATCCAACCCTCACCGACCCGATAGAAAACCAACTCAAACAGGATGCCATAGACGGAAAGATTTCCGTTCTCGATTCTTGGAGACAGATGGCCAAAGTGAAAGGATTAACTCTCCCTGAAGATGGCGGCCCTGTTCCAAAATTAAATACCATGCCGCCCGCCGCCGCCCCTCAACCGGGTTTTTTCGAGAAAGTAGGCGACACACTAGCCACAGGCGCAAAAAACTTCGCCAATGCGATCACTCATCCTTTTGGCGACGATCCCGGCCAAACTCTTCTCACTAAATTCCCGGCGCTCACCCAAACTCTCGCAGACTTGCAAACCAACCCCCTGTCTCTCGGTAATTCGGTGAAGCAAATCCTCACCACTCCGTTCGACGACGTGAAACAAGTGAGCGACGCGTTCAACGCGACACTTCAACATCTCATCGACGGAATCAAATCAGGCGCTCCCGCGTCTCAAGACATTTCAGACGGTTTGCAAGCAGCAACCACTCTCGTCCAGGGAGGCTTAACGCCAATCACCACTTGGTTCAACGTCGCTAACAAAATCCCCATCGTAGGAAGCATCTCAAAACTTATCTTCAATGTCCCGTTCGCCACCCTTGGGGATGTAAGCGGAGATACCGGCGTCAAAGCCCTTCAATCGCTCAATATTTCCGATCAAGCAAAACAGAACCTTGAACCGGCAGTCCGAGCAGCTTCTTCTCTGGCGGGCCAGATCGTAGGCGGGAAGGCAGTCAGTATCCCGGTCCTCGAAACGCTTGCAAAGGAATTCGGCAGCGAAGGCGCACATCAATTACTCGCCAAGGCTCAGGAGATGGCAAAAGACAGAGAGGGTTTTACAAAGCAATCTCCCGCCGTTGAAACTGCACTACCCAAGACCGAAGCACCGCAGCCCCCAGCGCCACAGCCGAAGCAATCAGAGCTACCATCCTGGGCGCCGCCCGAAGCCAAAGCACTTGAAACAGCCACCGCCGAACCTAAACCATCCGAAAAAACGACCCCGATAGAAAACACATCACCGACCCAAGAGCCTACCGCGTCGTCGAAGTCAATGCCCGCTGGGGCGTTGCGACCCGTTGAAGGAATTGGAGACACGAAAACTCGTGGCCTCTCTCAAGGCGTGGAGGCAAAAGCTATCTCTGCAAAACTCGCAGATGTTTTCGCCGATCTTCCCCAATACAAACAAATGGACGTTGCCGACCAAGGCGCACGAGCCATTGACCTTTTTCAAAAGGACCCCGAAACCGCAAAGCAAGTCGCCTACGGCGCTAAGGCCCCACCCAAGGGTTTGACTCCTGAAGCTGTCTTTATCGCCGTTGAAAATGACGCGATAGAACGCGGCGATGGTCAGACACTAAAAGAACTTGCAAACTCCCGTCTTACGTCCGAAGCAACCACGATGGGCCAGCGCCTTCGGATGCTTGCCGAAAGAAACCCCGAAAATCCGACCGAAGCGATCAGGAGCGTCCAAGCAGCCCGCGAACAAGCCGCCCAAGCGAAATACGCAGGCAAGAGCGTTGATGTCTTGCGCGATAAAGTGTCCGATGACATCACGAAAGAAATAACAAAAGCCAGCACGAAGCCCCGCGACTGGAACTCATTCGTCGATTCAATAGCTTGCTAAAAACATGATCTGCTTACCACAAAGTCTCGCCAACGCATTTAAGACCGCCCTCAAGTCCGGCGAGATCAATCCACAAAAACTTTCCTCAATGTCATCTGAGGAACGGAACAATTTCCTCGCTGGTATCGTTGGCAAGGACAACGCGTCAGAAGTAAATGCACTCTTCGAAAGCAAACTTCTACTGAAAGATCAACAGGCCGGAATGGTGAATTGGGCGAAGACCGTTGCGGGCCTGAAACCAGAAGTCCGCAACGACATCATTTCGAAAATTAACAAGCTTGATACCGTCCTCAATCCTACCGATCTGAAATCATTCCTTAACGATCTTGCCAACAAGAAGCTCGGTACAGAAGTCACGGTCGAAGAAGCCCAGAAGATCAGTCAGATGGCCAAAGAAGCGAGCGCCGCGAAAGACGCGATTGCAAACGGAGGCGACCGTCTCGACTATGGCCGAAAAGCCGTCGCGTTAGGCAACTATGTCGAGGGATTAAAAAAGAGCAACGCCCCCTCACTATTGGAACGCGCCAAAACTGACGGAGTTATCAAGACCGCAGGGAAAACCGTCTCTGAAGCTGCGGCCACTACCAAATCATTCAAAGCGTCCATCGAGGTCACGTCACTTTTCAAACAGGGCTTCGGAACGCTTACCAGCCATCCAAGCGTTTGGTTCCGCAACGGATTGGAGATGTTTAAAAACTTCGGGCGCACTCTTGGCGGGCAGAAGGTCATGGATGAAGTCAAAGCCGACATCCAGTCTCGGCCCAATGCAATTAATGGAACATATAAGAAAATGGGTCTTGCGGTCGGAACTGTTGAGGAGCAGTTTCCCAGCTCTCTTCCGGCCAAAATTCCCTATGCCGGGAGAATCTTTGATGCAAGCAAAAATGCCTTCGAATCATTTCAATATCTCAACCGCGCCGATCTTGCCGACACTTACGTCACTCTGGCGCAAAAGAACGGAGTCGATCTGACCGACCCGAAACAGCTTCCCGCAATCGGTAAACTTGTTAACTCCCTCACCGGACGCGGCACCTTCGGCCAGCGACTAGAAGGCGCGGCAACGGAACTCAACAACGTATTCTTTTCTCCGCGCCTTGCAAAAGCCTCGTATGACGTTCTTGTAGGCCAGCCCGTTCTCGGGAGCGGCATGACCGGATTCACGCAGAAACAAGCCGCCTTAAACCTCGTCAAAATGATCGTCTCCGTTGCGACTGTCATGGGAACCGCGAACGCCATCCGTCCAGGCAGCGCAGAACTCAACCCGCAGAGTTCGAGCTTCGGGAAGATCAAAGTCGGAAACACGCTCTTCAATATCTCAGGTGGCAACGCCGCGTTCACCACGCTAGCCGCCCGCTTACTCACGATGAAAACCAAAAGCTCAACCGGCAAACTCACCGACTTGAATGCCACCGGGAAAAACGGCAAACCTGTCTTTGGTGGACAAACCATCGGGAGTGTCTTGGACACGTATCTTTCTGATAAACTCTCGCCCGCCGCGTCAGTCGTGAGAGACCTCTACATAACTGGGAGTACCTTCCAGGGAACAAAGCCCACCATCGGCAGCGAAGCGCAAAATCTACTCGTCCCCCTTCAAGTCGAAGGCTACCAAGAACTTCAGAAAGATCCTAACTCCGCCAACAAGCTCTTATCAGTTTTAGCCAATGTTCTCGGCATCACGATCAGCGACACGATCCCCACACCCCCAAAGACTTCCAAGAAGAAATAGCAAACAAAAAACACCGCCTCATTCAGAACATGACAGCGGTGTTTTTTCTTTTAGAACGTAACGTCGCTTCCGTTTCCTGCTTCAACGATACTTCCTGTCTGATACGTCACGCCTGATGGTGAACCCGTGTATCTAAGAATCATCATCTCGCCCGCTTGCAATTCGTTGATTGCCCCGCTTCCGTCTTTCCGAGCGCACGGATCAACCGAACCGCCGTATTGAACTGCTTGCCCCAGACTTCCGAGTCCGTTACATGAGAAACGATTGAACGTGTTTCCCAACGAATCTGCGAACGATCCCGAGTACACATACCCATCACCGTACGTCTTTCCGAAACTAATTCCCGCGAGAGTTCCGCTTGTAACGTCGAGATTCTTGATTCTCACGGTCACGCCCGTCGTGTTAGTGATCGTCACAAACCCCTCATCACTGTTTGCCGAAAAAATAACCTGTATTGTCTTCGGCACCACCGGAGTCGATGTCGGCTGCACTGGCGCGACGGTCTCTGTTCCCGTTCCTGCTCCCGTTCCCGCCACCGTATCAGAACTGATCGAAGGAAAAGCCGGAGGAGTGCTTGTGCTTACGGTGTCCTGAAGGCTTGTCGTTACTGGCTGCTGTAATGCCTGATTCGCCAGTGCAATTGCTTGATTTGCGAAGTCAACTGCTTGCTGCTTTGCCGCAAGATTATTCGCAAGATTCGGGTTTACGAGAAGGCTCACCGCCACCTGTAAGACCAAAATTATTGATGCTAAGCTCATGTTTTTATCGACCTAACTTTTTATCGACCTTTTTCTCACCATACCACTTTCAAGAAATCACGCAAGACCACCTGTGGATAGCAAGCACTGGACAGACTTCATAAATGTTTCAGAATTAAAACAATGGAGGCACACGGATTCGAAAACTTAGGCCACATCCCGTCCCCAAAAGATGCGCGGGATTTCACACTCTTAAGAGTCAATGACCTTACTGGAGCGGTCGCACCGATTCCCGATTCATATTCAACCGATCTTTCAAATGTCCCCGTCCTCATGCAAGGCCAGCGTCCCGCTTGTATTGCCCACGCTACCGCCGCAGGGATGATGTTCCAAGACAACGGAGCATACTCCTATGACTACTCCCCCCGTTTTCTCTATGCGCTTTGCAAACGAGATGACGGAATCCCCCGAGCAGATGGCACATACTACCGCCAAGCATTCAAAGAGGCACAGCAGTACGGAGTATGCGACACCCTTCAATTCCCCAATGATATTTCCCTCGACACGCCAACGTACTCAAACGCAACCCTCATCCCACCGACCGCTTACGATGCCGCAAAGCAGCGCACAGTAAAAAGCTATGTCGCAATCACCGATCTCTCATTTGACGGAATCAAACAAGCGATTTATCAGAACAAGGTTGTCCTCTTGGGCGTGAAAGTCGGCGCTGAATGGTGGACGGATGCAAACGGCAATGTTTCGTGGAATGCAGCCGACATTCTTCCCCTACGCCCTCCACAGTCAATTGTGTCTGGACATGCAATTCTCGCTTACGGCTACGATCAGAACAGAATCTACTTCAGGAACTCTTGGTCAACAGAATGGGGAGCAAATGGCAACGGATATTTCGGCCCAGATTATGTCCCCTTCCTTCAGGAAGCATGGACGTTCATGGATCTTGCCCCGGAAGTGGTCGCTAATCTCAAAACGCAAATCTCTCTACTGCAAAAGGTCGTCGCTCTGCTCTCTCAATGGGCAAAGCAATTAATCAACAAATAAAAATGTCTGAAAAACTTAAAGGTTTCTTGCGCGGCATCGGCTACGCCGTAGTCTTCGCCATCCTCGATTACGTAAGCACTCACATCGCAGGTTCCGGTCTCGTCTCAACTGGAATCGCAGGAATCATCACCGGCGTTGTCGGTTCCCTTGAGCACTTTCTTAACGATCCGAACGCCCCCAAGCAGTAAATGAGCCAGCATCAAATCTTACAATCCATTCTCTCTGCACTCTCCGCGATAGTCGCTTTCTTCATCGCTAACCCATTGGCGGCGATCATCATTGTCGCTATCATCGCGGCCCTGATCGACCCGATTCTTATTGTCATCATCCTCGTTGCCGCTATCGTCTGGTTTTTCTCAACACACCCTACCCACTAAATGAAAGCAGCTTCAGGACTCATTCTCGCCGATCAGCAATTCCCAAATGACAATCCTGTACTTCTTAATAGCCTTGAGAAATATATGGCGTCCAGGCGTTGGGACTTCCTCGTGTACCTGGGGGACGGCCTCGACATGGACGCCATTTCTCATCATGCCATGCAGTCAGGGAACCGCCGCGATCTTGAAGGCAAACGCCTAAAAAAAGACTACGATGCATACTCAAAGATTCTCAGGCGGCACAGAAAAATCGTAGGACCGAATTGCAAGATCATTTATTTCATGGGGAACCATGAGGAATGGGCAGATAAATTCCTCGACACCTTCCCCATGCTCGAAGGGATGATCGAACCCCGCCATTGCCTTCCCTTCGATGAAATTGAATATTGAAGTCATCGAACCACGGCACTTCAAAAAACTCGGCAAGCTCTTGTTCGTTCACGGCGATCTCGACAAGGGAGCATACGGCTCAGTTCATCACGCAAAGAAAGCCGTCGAACTCTATAACCAAAACATCGTTTACGGCGACAAGCACACCCTTCAGGTCTTCACAAAGGTTTCTCCCTTCGGAATGAGCGAAACACATTCCGGCTATGCAATCCCTTGCCTTGCGGACATCAAGCCGAAGTGGAACCGAAACAAACCGACCGCATGGCTCAATGGATTCGGAGTCTTCTTCATCACAGAGAAACGCTTTACTGTCCTTCCAATCGTCGCCATCGGTAACGGTTTCATAGCTCCCGATGGAATCCTCTACGAGTCTTGAACATCCCGCGCTGGACTTGTGAGTAACGTGCATCGACCCACGCGAAAGCAACCCAGCGCAGGGTGCTCAACCCTGAATGCAACTTAACAACTCAAGAAGGGAGAATCATGAATGGCTTTACTCGAAGCCGTACAGCACATTCGAAGAATGCGCGGCGGCTCACAGTCACATCTCATGCGCGCTTCGGACGGCAACTTCTATATCGTAAAATTCAGAAACAACCCGCAAGCAACGCGAGTACTCGCCAACGAATTTATCGCGTCCCAGATAGGCAAGATTCTCGGCCTACCCGTTCCTGATGTTGCCATGCTCGACGTTTGCGAATGGCTTATCCAACACACCCCGGAGCTTCATGTTGAGAACGCCGGGCTTCGCTCACCGCTCACGCCCGGAATACATCTCGGCATCCGCTTCGTAGCCAATCCACTCGATGACTTGGTGTTCGATTACCTGCCGGAACACCTTTGCCGCAACTTAAAAAACCTCACTGACTTTCCGCGCATTCTTGTACTCGACAAATGGCTTTCAAACGCAGACGGACGACAAGCCGTTTTCACAAAGACGCGATCCCAAACAAAATACCGAGCGACGTTCATTGACCAAGGGTATTGCTTTAACGCGGGAGAGTGGACGTTCCCCGATCTCACCTTGCAGGGAGTCTTTTATAGGAATTTTGTTTATGAACACGTAAGAGGCTGGGATGACTTTGAACCGGCGCTCAGTCTCGCCGAAAGCATGTCGTTCTCTCAAATCGCCTGGGCCGCCGACCAGATTCCCCGCGAATGGTGGGCCAAACACGAATACGACAACTCCCTCAAACAACTGCTCGATTCGCTCTTTACTCGCCGCTCGATAATCCGCGACCGAATCACCGCTTTCCGCGAATCAACACGAAACCCGTTTCCTAACTGGAATTGATTTGTTGCGGGAGAACCCGCCCGCACGAACAGAGGCGTGAGACCTCGAACCTGTACTATTTCTGTCCCAAGCTCTACCCTTGGGACTTTTTCTAGGCTCTTTTCTTGACTTTCGGTTTCAACTCAACCACGTTCTTTGTTTCCGGCACATCAGGCGGTTCTTCCATAAGAAGCCGCATTTTTTCAAACCGACCCCAATTTACTTCCGCCTCGTCATGGATCGACTCGGTTATCAGGTGATTGACTCCGGCCCTCAACTCTTCTGCCATCAGCCGAAATTTTTCAATCGGTTCACTTCTCACTTCGCGGGTCGCCTTTATGCCCTCAAGGTCTTTTACCACCTCGTTCAGTGAAACATTGAAGGTGTACAGGCGATGAAACACGTCGATTGTCATAGTCTCCTTTCCCCCTGCTAATCTCTCTACCCGAATGCAGGAAGGACACGATTTTACTATCCCCAGGCTCCCCTTGCGAACCGTTTAAAAACTTGCCACGCTTAACCTTAATGCGCTCTGAGTAGGGTGATTCAAAGGTGTTGCCTCTGCGAAAGCTTGGCAATCGGTTTTCTTCCAAGGGGGCCGACTCATTTCCCCGACAATCACCCGAAAGGGCCGCAGCAAATGCGTAAATACTCAATTTGTCTTACAACTTTCTCTTTAACCGTTCTAATTGCAGCCATTCTCACCCCGCCGAGGGTTATATCGGTTTCCCCACAAACTCCCGTCCTAGACGTGCTAGCGGGCAAGAATTGGGCATACACGCTTTCATTCCATGTTCATAATCGAGAGGCACTTCAGAAATTGATTTCATGCGAAAGCGGCGGCAAAAATATAAGCAAACCCGACTCAAACCACCGCATCAGCGACGGGATTCTTCAATTCAACAGGGACCAATCAAACTTGCTTGGTTCAGGGACTTGGGCTTGGATGGAATCTTTATCGGGTATCAAGGGATCGCCTATATTTCCCGCCGACGCAATAAAACTCGCAGATTGGGCAATCTCTCATAATCTCGGCTCGAATTGGACCTGCTGGCATCTCATGGGACTCGACCGCTTATAATATTTCCATGAGCAAAGCAGAGTTCATGGACGTACGATTCACAGTTGGTGACCGCGAGGGAGGAGACGAATTCTATTTGTGTACTCTCGAAAGCGGTCCGAAGTCCAATTCCGTTTTAAACGATAAGACACTTTTTGCCATCCACCTGAAAAAAGGGACAAGTCAGGACGAAGCTAAAGAACTCGTCCACCACCTCAACAAATATGTTACGAAGATCGGCTTAACTTTCTTAAAGTAACGCCCCGCCCGATCTCCCGTACCATCTCCCAGGTCGAACCCACTAAGACCAACCGAAACAAACTTCTGTTTGTGCCGCTTACCCACCGGGGCGGCTTTTGAAGTTTCCTATTCACTTTTTCAAAGATTTTGGTTATGATACGAGAATTCACGATATTGTCGTTACCCCTTTCAGGGGTGACGTTGAGGTGTAACCACTTTACGACCCACCCGGCGGGTCAAATATATGTAGTGACATACATAATCTCTCTTATGAGCCGGGAGCATAGGAGATTTTGTGTCACTTCACGGCTTCGATTATTCCCAATTCCTCACCGCCCTCAAACTCTACGCCTTTGAAACGATCACCACCGTCGTTGTCATCGTCCTTCTACTCGACTTTGCCATTAAAGAGCTTCGCCCCGCGATCAAGCGTATCTGGGAGTTCTTTCACTCGCCATGATTCCTGGGGATAACTCCCCCTTGCACTTTCACGGAGCTTTCATAAACTGAAAGTGTCTCGAAGGAGACGACCGAGATGACCGCTCCCATGAAAGAAACCTTTTGACGGGAGCGTGCAAGGGAGCAATCCCCCAAGCGCCTCGGTCAAAGGGTTTTTTTCTATCGGGGAAGGTGGCTGACCGAGCGATTTACCTCCCGATGGTTGCCATTAATAGCTCGGACTTGGTATCCCGAAGCGATCTCGACTGCATATCGAGGTTCCCTCAGTTGATGAACCGAGCGGCGCGATCTACGTCACTCCCCGGCGTAGACGGCGAACCCCTGGCCTCATATACGAGCACCAGCGGAGAGCGGGAAGTGAAGCGGCCCGACAATTTCGTTCTTTGATTTCTGTGCGTGGCGGAAAAGGTAGACGCTCAAAAAAAGCAGGAGTTACATCGCCTGCAATGAGGGACTAGATACGTAATCTCATGTAGGGTGACTATATCCGCGTCGGTTTAAGTCCGACGGAACAAATCCCTACCGCACAGAATTCAGAGAGCGAATAAAAAAACGGATTTCGCCGCTAAAAAATCAGGAACCTCAACGGCTCTTAAACCCTTCTTGTCCCATCGTTGATTTGAACCGAGGAGAAATGAGCCACATCGTTCTTTAAGAAAGGTAGCCAGCGGTTCCCTGTGATGAATTCCACTCGGACGTAAGGATAAAACGCCGTCCGCTACCTTTTTTAGTGAATGAAAATAAAATCGCCGCCACTAAATTTTTACTGATTGCAAAAAGAAAATGTTTATAGTCCCTTGTTCCAAGTGCGGAGAGCCGGTTGAAAGGAATATCCGGGTAAAATCGGCGACCTGTTTTGACTGCAAGAAACTGAATCAAAATCGGCTGAATGAGCGGCAGAGTATTTATGCACCGGCGCGGCAAAAAAACCGTTGAACAACGGGTAGCAAATCTGATATGTTTCTTCTCAAGCGGTTCTGGAGTGACCCGCTGCCTATTCGTAAACTGATAAGAAAGATTTTTAAGATGTGAAAGCTATCAGTTTCTAACGATCTAAAGATAAGAAGAGTTTTAAGACAAATAGAAAAGCTGTAAATAGGCGCTGTTAATAGGCAGGTTTACCTTTTATTTATTGGGTGACTCCAAAGATTCGCTATAGGGTTGAGTGCGGGGCTCCTCCCCTCAAAGAGAGCCCCAGGACAGAAAAGTCGTCCTCACGGAGGTGCTGTGCATGGCCTCGAAGTCTTCTTCACGATAGAGCTATACGCCCTTCACACTTCTTACATAGTGATTCTTCTTACGTGGCTGTACCGGCACGTGCGGAAGGAGTTGAAGCGCGACGACTAATCAAAATGTAAAAAACGGCAGCCTCATCCGAGAGCTGCCGTTACTGCTGCTTCTAAAGCTAACTGTCTCGACATCACCCAAGGGTTGTAATGCCTCTGAGTGACGAGGATATTTTTGTGTCCGAGGAGCGCCGCAACGGTTTCGAGGGGAACCCCTTTTTCGAGAAGTGACACAGCGAAAGAATCCCTGAATCGGTGCGAGTGGCCGTCCGGTATCCCGGCGATCACAAACACTTTCTTCAAGTCTTCTTGCCATTGCGTGATGCAGGTTTTGATTTTCCCGAATCCCGACCAGAAGTAATACGTTCGCCCTGTGTCGATCTCGGTCAAGATTTCAGTAACCTCTTTCGGAACCGGCACCCACACCGGATGACTGGTTTTCGTTTGTTTGCGTAGGAAAATCTTGTTGTCTTTGATCTTCTCCCGCGTGAGGATCACGGCATCAGAGATTCGGATTCCCGAATACCGCATGACGAGAATAAGCGCCCTGATCTTCCGTTCCTTACCCGCCTGTATTTGGGGATGAATCTCGCGGAGGGAATCAGCCGCCCACAAGATTTTCTCCATTTGCTCTGCGGTATAGGGGAGTGTCGGTTCAAAATCCACGACCGGCAGCTTGACCGCGGTTGCCGGGTTCTTGTCCATCCAGCCGGAGTCAACGCAGAACCGGAAGAAAGTTCTCAGCATCTCCAGGCGCTTTTGAGTCGTGAGCGGGGCCAGCTTCCATCCTTCCCTGATCTGGCGGACATCATCGACCGTGATCGAGCGGAGAGAAACCGTTCCGAGTTCACGTTTCAGTTCATCAAGGAGATGGTTGATTTTCTTGAGTGTCCCCTCGCTCAGCTTGCGGGCCACCGCGTCCGAGAGAAATTTCTCACACGCAGAGTTAACGGTTAGACCGCCGCCCTGGGGACTCGCTTCCCAGTCGCGGACGAGTTTTTGAGCGGCATCCCAACTTCTGAGATCAAGAGAGCGCCGGATTTTCCTTCCGTGCAACACCCCTTGCGCCCAGATGGGACACTGACAGTTCTTATGCTTGCGCGTTTTGAACTTGCAGTCAGTGAGGTGCCGACGAAAGATCGTAAGCAT